GAAAGGTATGCCGCAATGGCCATGTCTCTACGTTCTTTATCGTTTTTACCTTTAAACTGTGGAGCGTCTGATTTTTTAAAATCATCAATCCATGCACCCATACCATCAGACACTGAAAGCTTTTCACTAATAGATTCTTTCATTGCTGCTTTACGCAATTCAACTGCTTTTGCAATATTGGCGTTTTTCATCATCCGCTTTGACTCAGCATCATTTGGATTGTCGATAACCATACGTACTGTAGGTTCATCAACATTGCGTTGCTTAACAAACTTTTTATATGTGTCAAACTTTTTAGAATCTACCGCACCACCAAATCTAGATTTCATTGGTTTAGATGTATGCCTAGGTCCCATTTCATTTACTGATTCCATACGGTTCATCTTTGAAAGAGCTTTTGAGTGGTGTGCTTTTTTATTCATTGCTTTAACCATATCAGAGTTTGTTTTAGCGGCTTTCATATCTGCCTTAGCATCTTTTAACCCTTGAGAATGACGTTGATATTCTGACTTATAATTTTCGTCCATTTCTTCTTCATCATCTTCATATTCCCCAGCCATAGTGGAATGCATATCTTTTGCTTTCTGATGAAACTCAGACAATTTATTTTGCATCCACTCAGGAAAATCATTATCTCCTTCAACATGTTCCATAATCTCTTCTGCAACATAACCAATGAACTTAGCTTGACGCATTGCCATCGACTTCTCATCTGGAGAAGGAGGCTCTTTATCGTAATTTTCATTAGCACGTTTACTAATGTCAGCTAATGATTTTTGAGTTGAAGTCATCTTCTTTGGCTTTTTATTTCTAGCCATGTGAGCTGCAAACTTTTTATCGTCTATTTTTGGTGCTGGCATTATTTTACCCTCGCTGCTAGATCTTTATCGGCTTTACCCCAAGTACCGGAAGATTTAGTTACAAATGAATTTACTCTTGCCAATCCCCACTGTTGTGGTGTGGTTCCTGGTCTATGACCGGTCCGCCAAGCAGCTACCCCTCTATTGTATACTTTACGTAATACACCAAGAGACATTCCAGACTTTTCAGCCTTTTTCTTTAATGCAGATGAAGCATCTTCTGAGATATAGCGTTTGAAACCAATCATTTTGTTTCCTTATTTTTTATTTTAGTATCTCTAGTTCTAGCTCTATCCATCATCCTATCGTGTTTCATTTTATCCATTTTCTTTTCACGATCAATTTTAGCTTTTGCTAGATTTACATTATCATTTTCACCAAACATTTGCTTAAACTTTAAAGTATGTTTAGAAGGTTTTGTTTTGGTTGTCTTATCACCAGCTGCTGGCTTATACGCTGCAGGATTATTATCATCCATTTTAGATTGTTTTTTAAACTGACGATCTCTTGAAATTTTCTGCGTTTTTGATAGGCCTGCGTGATACGCTTTAGGTTGAGTACCTTTGCGATCTTTAATATCAGGATCTTGAGGTGATGAAGTAGCTTCAGCCTTTGGCTTTTTCTTAAAAGTTTCTAAGCCTTTTTTATCGTTTGATGCTACACGATCAGCTTTATTTGATTGGACCTGTGCGATGCGTTTAAACGCGCCTTCATCTAAATCGTCAAGAGAAACAGTCATTTCACCTTGTTTTTCAACAGAAAAATCAGCGGTGTCGAAAATAGATTCTTTCATTTCACCTGGAGTTATTTTCTTTGCTTTTTTAGTAGACTCAGGTGTTCCCCATTCAGGCTGATTTTTGTACCAACGATCTGTTGCTTCAGTCATCACACCAATTTTTAAATCTTCAACTTCCCATGATGGTTTAAAGTTTGGATCTAACTTAGATACGCCATCTAACCAGCACCTCCAAGTTTCACCTTTTGATTCTACTACTAAGTAATTTGTTCCAAGATGTTTAATCTTTCCAACAATACCTTTATCTGTGATAACAACTTCCTCACCTACTTCAAAAATATTATCTCGTAAATAAGCTTCTCTTAACTCAGATACTGGTTCTAGTTGAATATGGTTTTTAAATTCTTTTTGTTCTTTTAAACCCATTCCTTTGCGTACATCATTGAATAGACGCTTTGCATCAGGATTTGACATTGCCTTTGGGAGATTTTGTGCAAAAGAAGTAAAGTTGTTATCTTTAGCAAAATTACGTTGTTTAGTTCCTGACGCACCTTCTGCACCCTTAGCATCTGGATCACGCTGACCTGCTGATACTAATTTAATTCCGCCTTCAAAGTTATAAAAGCCGTGACTACCTTGTTTACCGTTATATTTGTTTAAACGAAAATCATATTCAGCAAGTCTATCTGATCCTGCTACCATTACAACTCTAATAAAACCTTCATTATATAATGAAGTAAGAGCATGGAATGGTGTTACTACCTTTTTATTAATCATAACAGATCTAGCATGCTTAGGAAACATTTTTCTTACATGCTTAACTTTATCTGTATATGGCAATGGATTTTCTTTAGGATCATTAGACTGTGATAGAAATATTCTGTATGGATTTTTACCCGCTACAGAAGCCAGTTTATCTAACAATTTTCCATGACCAATAGTTGGAGGATTCATTCTACCAAAGGTAAAATAAACCGTTTTTTCTTCTTCAATTAAAAATTGCTTAAAAGATGTGTGCATTAGTTTCTTCTTTTTGACAACTCAGCTTTACGAACTTGAGGCAACATTTTACGAGCCATTCTATCAATTCTAGATTTCATTTTATCTAGTCTTTTTTCAAGTTCAGCTCTTCTTTGATAAGTCAACTCTGACTTAGGAACATCCTTAGTCAGCTTTTTCAAAATAGCCTCTCTCGCTTTTTTACGAGCTCTTCTTTCTAATTTTTCTTTTGAAGCAATTCTACGAGCAGCTCTTTGTCTTCCTAGTTTAAGTCTAGACTTGTACTTCTTCATCTGTCTTGATTTCGCAAGACGTTGCGGTACAGTTAAAGCTTCTGACGGTTCTCCGCCAATCGTAGTTCTTTTACGCTTTTGCGCTTTATATTTAATTTCTTCTGGTTCGCCGGGTCTATAATCGACGACCATCATATCTTTAAAACCTAACATTTACTTCCTCGTTGGCTTATCCCATCCTTTTAATATATCAGGCGAAAAGTTGTTGTATGAAAATTCTAATCTATCAACAATCTTTACCGCATCACCACCAAGTCTATCAATTGCTACATAACCTTCGTGACCTGTCGTTTTAAATCCTTTTTTGGTTTTAACAAAAGTATTAACTTTGTTTAGTTTATCAAGTATATTTATAAGTTTTAATTTTGCTAAAACTATTACTTTTTGTAAATCGAACATCATTTGTAAACTTTTTTTATTATTTTCTGAGAAAAAGTTTAAAATTACATTTAATTTATCTCTTTGGGTAGACTTTCCTTTTTCTGTTTTACGCTTGGCAATCTCTTTTGCGTAACGTAATCTAATCCAACGAATGAGCATGGATACATGTCGTCCTGTATCTCCAATAACTTGTCCTTTTCTGACGTACTTGTTACCGAATTGCTCAATGAGGCTCTGTAACTCTTCCTGTTGTTCCAACTGTCTGAGAGTAGAACCTGAGATTTTGTTAAAGATTTGACCAGCTTGTGAAAGATATTCATTGACTTCCTCCGTATCACTTTTGCTCATGGTTAATTTAGTCATATCTCTTAGCATAGCATCTTGTGACCAAACATTTTTAGATTTTTTAAATTTACTTACATCAACTCCGTACGAAGCTCGCATAGTTTCGAACGAGTTACCTTTATAGGTTGTATGCCAGACAATACCAATTTTTGCTGACTTAACTTCTCTAGCTGCATCTGTATCTGCAGGAATCGCATATACAATAGTATTTGGGTGAAAGGTAACATATTTCTGACCTTTAATGTTTTTAGTAGTTATGTCTCCAGGCCCATATAAAAAGTCACCTTGCACGACACCTTTGATACCCAAGGCAGGTAACTCTCGCAAAGCGACTTTGAGCTTGTCAGCAAGATCACCACTTGTATCAGCATCAACGTCAGCAGGAGTCTTGTAGACCTTGGGATTCTTGTTAAAAATGCCTTTTTTGGCAACAAAGAAACGTCCGTCATTAGGATCAGTGCCTGCAAAAATAGCAGGAGCGCCATCCCATTTAACACTAACATTACCATCTTTAACACCACCTAACATATCTCTTAATGATCGTAAAGCCATAATAGCTTGACGTGTGCCATTTACTCCACCATAGATAACTTTATCTTCAATGTGAGTCATATGTGTATTCTTATTCTCAGTAATATGCGTTTTAAAATTTTCCATAGAAGTATACTACCACATTTCTTTCTATTTGTAAACCATTAATTATCTACTAATAAAATATCAAACGCAGCGGTTATGCGTTTGTTATTGGAGCGCATTGATGCTCTTATATCAATATCTGTTTTTTCTGGAATTGATGGTGGTGTTGTAAAAGTGTAATCGTATTGACCGCCGCGAAGTTGTAATTCAAATGAGTGCGCAACTCTAAATGCACTAGTACCAAAATAACGGACCATCATCAAACCACTAGCATCGGTGTCACTTGATCCCGTGGTGGTTCCGTGTAACAAATAACCTGTCTTTCCAGCAGGTATCGTATATACTGCCATTAGCGTTTGTCCAAATCCGGCAGTAATTCTAGCAACAGTAGTTCCACCTACAGAGCCCGCTTCAATATCTATATTAGCAGCATTCGTAACTGCTCCACTAATAAATGCTCTATTTACTCTTGTAAATAATTGTGTCCCAACCTGATCAGCGCCGGTAATTGTAATAGTTTCTTCAGCAAAATTATAATTGTCATCAAGTCCTTGAATTGTTACATCTATTCCATTATCAGCTACGTCATTTCTTTCAACATTTACTACACTGCCTGAGCCTAATGCATCCCATGGATACAAAGTATCATTAACATCCCATATAGATCCAGCCGCACCACTACTCATACTTGGTACAGCGCCAAATTTATGGTTAAAACTATATCCTTCAATTAATCCCTGGGCGACTTCTAAATAAAAAGGTTTATTAGAACCAACTGAAGATTGTGTATTGATATTAGTAACAGGCAATGGATGATCGCTGTCAACTACCGTGCCATCTCTATCAACCGATAACATCTGTACTTCATAGATGTCATTATTACCTCTATGGAAATTTCTTCTTCTTTTAACGCTATATTGTACCATATCTAAATCTCTTCAGCGTTTTTGGATCTAGCGCTTGCCTTTGGAAAAACTCCCACTCTGGCATTATTAACAGTTACTCCTGCAACTTTAGAACCTCTATCACTTGTAAATCTTGCATACAATATTGCATCATATTCATTCCCTTTTGGAATGTTCCCATTTGTATCTTGGTGTCTAGATTGTATAGAATAAACTTTGCCGGTTTTAACAACTTTCATAGGACCTTGATGAAATTCATCTACATTATTTCTTCCACGTTTGCCGCCATAATCTACACCCCATACTGATTGATTAATAAGTTTTTTATCTTTACACCATCTCCATGCGGATGTACCTCTTTGCATACCGTCTGGATATTTTTTAGCTAGAGCTAACATAAATTCTTTAACTTCAGAATTATTTGCAAAAACTTTATGAGTAAGTCCACCATATTGTTGGAAGTCTTTTGCAGTTGAACCATCTTTATGTGATAGCCAAGCTACTTCATTACCTGCAGCATCTACCAAATGAAAATCAGATTTTGGAGTTCCTGGTGTAGATTGAACTCCAGCAACCATTACTGTCTTTTTACCAACTTTCATAGGAAGAACTGATAGACCATCTCTAACCATTGCGTTTTCTATTTCTTTACGCAATCCTGAAAGTTCTCTATCTTCTGCGGCGGTGCCTGAGCCTACACCTTTACCACCAAATTCTGGAGTTTTATAAAAATCATGAGGGTATTTTAAATTAATGGATTTACCTTTGTCAGTTTTACCTTTCATATTTTTGCTAAATCCTTTTGAAGGCATTTCAGCTTTCAAAGTTTCCGTATCAGGTTCAGTAATAATAACTGCACCTTTTTTAGTAGCAAAATATTCTTTATCGTCTATTTTTTTGATAAATGCTAAAAGACGATCTCCACCTCTTTTGGTGAGATCGTTGTGTTTTAAGTCAGCATAGACTTTTTCCGATAAAAATGTTTTAAATCTCATCATGGCCCAACTCTTAAGTTAATTTTATAGTATTTATATAAGTTGGTCGGGGTGGCAGGATTCGAACCTGCGGTCTCTCGGTCCCAAACCGAGCGCTTTACCAGACTAAGCTACACCCCGAAAAAATAGGCGCCGGAGCGCCGAGTTGGGGAAGTAAGAGTTAATGCATTAGATGCGACGGTAAATATACGCATCCATGTAATCAGCAAAAGGAAGAGGTAATGAATGAAGATAGTTACGATTTCCACGACGTCGTGGTCCACGACCTTGACACTTTACATAATAACGATAATCATATCCAAGCTTTTTCAAATCTTTATTTAAGTTGGTAACCATCTTACGAATTTGAGAAAGTTCTTTTTGATCTTGCTCACTGAAATCAAATGTTCCAATATAAGCATCAGTACGTGGTTTGCTAGTATCAATCTTCATGTCTTTTCCTTCATTTGATATAACTATCTTACCATAAAAAAAGAGGGTTGTAAACCCCCTTTTTTCACTTTTTTGCATTTTTTTTATTATTATGTAAGCAATTAAGCAGCGTTGGCGAATTCAACCGCTTTTTCCGCTGCTTTAACTTTACGTAACTGATTACCACCAAACCATTGGCTATGTAAGCGATTTTCAGCATTACGACCTTGAACATGGTCAGTGTGGTAAGTAACTGAGTTAAATGCTTGCCACCATGTGCCAGCACCGTACTCAGCACCTGGCTGAGTATCCAAAACTTCATAGCACTGACGAGCAGCACGGCTTAGATCTTCAACTGTATTGACTGGTGCTTTTTCAGTCTTACGTGAAGTATTAGGGAATACCTCATTGTAGTACTGAATAAGTGACTCAGCTGTGAACTTACGAGAGCCTAGGAATTGAGCCATTTCTTTATATTGTGCAAACTTCTCATGTGCAAGACCGAGTGTTTCTTTTACTTGCTCAGCATCAAACTCGGTACGGTGACCAACTTTAACTGCTCGCTGAGCTTGTTGGCTTAATGATAAAGTCAAAGTGTTACTACAAACAACACGAATAGGAGTAAATCGAATGTCAATTGACTTACCATATTGATGAGGATTTGAGAAAAGAAGATAAGACTCTACAGTATCTTCACCAAAAATGTCAAATGACTCTTTGATTTTTGCGAGAGACCAGACCATTTGCCCACCTTTAAGTGAACCAGCTGTGTGCATTTCCATATCACCAGCAGCAACATACTCTGCAAAGAATTCAAAAGCTTCTTCGTTTTGCACTGGATTCCAATCAGTACCTACAACATCTAGAACTTTATTGTCAGATGTACGAACTAAAGCTTGTTTCTGACCAACAGGAACACCTGCAGTAGTTACAATCTTTTGTTTTTCAACGGTCCAGTCAAGACCCGCTTTTTGCATCATTTGAACTGGTGTCAAATCGTTTGAAACCTGAACTCCAAGGCCGTGCCAAGGGACATCACCGGCATATGCCATTTGAGCTTGACCGTTGATGATTTCTACTTCATGTGCCATAATATAATCTCCATTCATTTGATAAGACTATACTACCATAAAACAAATCAATTGTAAACCCCTAAAATGCATTTATTTGCATTTTTTTCAAATTAATTGTAACCTAAAACGGCAACTTGTTCTAATTCTCTTTCTTCCCAAGCTTTTTCAAAATCTTCTGAACAATATCGGAGTCTTTCATGATTGCCCCATAACCTTTTTAAATACGAATCTGAAATTCTTTTTACTTCATTTTCAGAATAATTAGGATTAATAAGATGTCCTTTAACTGCGTAATGAAGTTCATTTGCAAACTTGTATTCTTTATCGGTCATGTTCAATCTCCTCTATAACTATATAAAATTATTTATGTAGCTACAGTAATAATGTTATCGGTAACACTAAAATTTATTTTCTTCTTCGTCTTTTGTTTTGTACTGCCATTCGTCAGTATGACCAACAGACCATTTAGGTTCTGTTTCAACCGCGTAATTTTGTGTACAAACTTTAAAGTCTGGTCTTTCTAATTTATCAGGTGTTAAGGAGCTATCTCTCCAGAGAACCCGGTTATTAGGCTGCGCAGCGAATTGACC